CTCACAGCGGCTATCGCCGTGGCTATGGAATCGGCAGTCCTCGCGGCCGGTGGCAACTTGGCTGCTGCTCGTTACGTCATGTCACCCACCGCTTACAAGTTCGCAAAGAACTTGGCGCAGGTGTCCAGCGTTTCGGCCTTGTACGACCTGGCATCCAACACGTTCAACGGCTACCCCGCGGTGGCTACGCCGTACCTCGTGGACGCATCGGAAGGCGTTGGTCAAATGTTGTTCGGCAACTTCCAGCAGGGATGCATCCTCGCCTATTTCGGCGGCATCGACCTTCTCGTGGATCCATACAGCGCGGCAGGCAACGCGCAGATTGTGCTGCACGTCAACCGGTTCTTTGACTTCGACGTTCGTCAGGCAGGCGCCCTGTCGAAAATCATCGACATCAACGCTGCATAAGCGTTTGGTTTTGGTTAGTGGGAAGGCCCGGGGCATCGCCTCGGGCTTTCTTACTTTTGGGCTATGCGAGTCAAAATTACCGGCACACCATCGCTCGACGACATCATCACGGTGGCGAGCCTAAAAGCGTTCCTGCGCGTTGACCACAGCGACGAGGACACGTACATCACCGCGCTGCGACAGGTCGCCATTTCCTACGTCGAAACCATCGCAGACACCCGCCTTGGCGACGTGAGCGCGGTGGGCTACCTCGACAGCTGGATGTCGGCATCATTCCCCATCGGCCCGGTGCAGAGCATCAGCAGCATCACCTATCTGTCAACGGCCAACACCACGCAGACGCTCGGCGCTTCGTTCTACTACACCGACCTAAACACCAGCCCGGCGCGCATTCGGTTTGTGTCGCCGCCCGACCTGTACGACGACGCGCTCGCGCGAGTGCAAATCAACATGGTCGTCGGCCACCCCGAGGCCAGCATTCCCACGCCGCTTATCCAAGCGGTGCGGCTGCTCGTGGGGCATCTGTACGAGAACCGCGTGGAGGAGGTCACCGGCACCATAACCACCCGCCTGAAGGTTGGCATTGACGCGCTCGTATCACCTTACAGAACGCTGCAATGAAATTTGGCCGCATGGATTCGCGCATCACCATTCAGCGCGCCACCACCACCACCGACCTCTACGGCCAGCGCGTCGAAAGTTGGGGCACACTGGCAACGGTGTGGGCTGATGTCATTTACCGCGAAGGTTCCGGCAGCGAGTCCATCGCCAGTGAGCAGGTATACAGCAAGCAGCCCGTGCATTTCGTCATCCGCTACGGCTCAACCTGGGCGGACGTGAACCCAAAAGACCGGGTCAGCTATAACAGCAAGACGTACAACATCGAAGCGGTGCAAGAGATTGGCCGCAACGATGGGCTGCGCCTTACATGCACCATCCGCGAATGAGAATCACAACCGAAATGCAGGGCGTGGAGCGTGCGCAGAAGCGCATCCTCAAGGCCGTCAAATTTGGCATCCTGAACAAGCAGGACGTGCAGCGCGGTTACCGCAAGGTGGCGCAAATCTTTGTGCGCAAAGCGCGGACGATGACCAAGGATTACCCCAAAGAAATCGTCATCCATCGCTACGCCAACAGCAAGCCCATCCGCGTCGCCCCCGGCACGCTGCGCCGCTCGTTCGGTACGTGGGCGCCCAACCGCCAACTGCCTACCATCCTCGCCGGGCCGCGGGCCAACTACCCCATGAAGCGGAAAGTTGGCAAGGACAGCGACGCGTGGTTTGCGCACATCGTCGAACAAGGGGATTTCCCGGACGCATTCGGCGGCAAGTCGGCAAGCCACCCAAACTACAAGGTTACCGAGCGCGCCATCAAGGCAACGCAGGACGCCATGCGCACGAAGTTGTACAAGGAGTTGCGGAGTTCATTTGCCAAATTCATGAAGTGATGTTAGTCGGAAAGGCCATCTACAACTTGCTCTCCAACAACGCCAACGTGAGCGCGTTGGTCAGCACCCGCGTGTACCCCGAAGTGGCGCATCAGCAGGACGTCGCGCCCTACATCGTTTACAACGTCCGCTCCAACGAGCCGAGCGACACGCAGCTATCGCCGTCAACCCTGGACACGGCGAGCGTGGAGGTCAACTGCTACGCCGCCACCTACGAAACCGCCATCGCCATCAGCGTCGCGGTGCGCGGCACGCTCGACCGCGTGCAGGGAACGTATGCGGGCGTGAACGTGCAGAGCTGCCAGTACCAATCGGAGCTGATGAACTTCGAGGAGCCGCGCCGCTTGTACGTCGTGACCGCGGACTACCAGGTGCGCATCCTTCGCACCAACGTCACGATTCCGCAGGTGATGATTGAGGCAGGCGTCTACAACCTCGACGACCTGTCCGACGTCAACGTCCCGGCACCCACCGACGGCCAAGCGCTTGTGTACGACGCGGCCACCTCGCAATGGGTGGCAGGTGATGCGGCGTCCGCCATCGCCGACCTTACCGACGTGGCGCTCGACGAGCCACTCGACCGCGAGGCGCTCGTGTACGACGAGGCATCCACCTCGTGGATAAACGGCGGCCCGGCCAAGGTCGATTTTCCCGTCACCAACAACTACGCCGGCGGCATCGCCCTTGGCACCGTGGTCGCGTTCAACGGCGAGGTGCAGGGCGACCGTCCTCGGGTCGTGCCGTTCAGCGCCAGCAGCGCCAACGACCCCAAATCCGTGGTCGGGATCGCAAGCGAAACGATGGCATATCGGGCCGCAGGCCACGTCCGCAGTTACGGCACCATCTATGGGCTGAACACCAACGCCTACCCCGTCGGCACCATCCTCTACGCATCAACGACCGCGGGTCAGTTGACCTCGACACCACCGACTGCACCCAACCACCGCATCGCCATCGCCGTAGTGACGCGCCAGCACGCCAACACCGGCCGCATTTTCGTTCGCAGTTACACCCCGGGGTATCGGCTTAATAACTTGTCCGACGTGAGCGCGTCCGCTACGCCGTCAGGCCACGTGCTGACTTGGGACAACTCGGCAGGCGTTTGGTATCCTGCACTTCCGCAGGGCGGCTACCTGCCCGGCGGCTCACCACCTCCCGGGGGCTACACCCCGGCCATCTTCTACCGGGCATCCGACGGCACGCTCGCGGTGGACGACGACCTCACATGGGTCGCAGGCACAAACACCCTGACCACCATCAACGTCACCGGCTCCGGCGTAGTCAAAGGAACCAACACCTACGGCGCACGCTTCGCCACGGAAGCGGCCACCAACCGCGCCCTTGCGAACGCGACGGGCGTAACGGTGGAACGCTACTTCACCTGCACCGCTGAGGGCAACGGCGAGTCGTTCAACATCCAGTCCAACACCCCATCGGCGGGCAACAAAATCGTCCGCAAAATCTGGTACAAAAACGAGGCGTTCGAGGCCACTGACGTGGACACGTGGACGCTCGTTCACACGTTCGCCGATAACGCGACCTACGCATCCACCGCCACGCAATGGGCGGCGACCTTGGAAGCGCAGACCTACGGCAAGCCCCCGTTTACGCTGGCGATTTCGTGGGAGGATGTTCCGCTGTTTACGGGCTTGCTTGACACCTACTCCGGCGCGGCGGCGGCGTACTCCGTTCGCTTGCTCGACAAGGACTACGCCGGTTCCTGCATCCGCGTTCGGCGGGCGTCCGACAACACCGAACAGGACATCGGCTTTGATGGCAACGGCGACCTTGACACGGGGGCGCTGACGTCCTTCTGTACGGGGACGAATGGGTTTGTCAAAACGTGGTACGACCAAAGCGGGAACGCAAAAGACGCAACGCAGGCGACGACGGCAAATCAACCGAAGATATACGACAGCAGCACGGGAGTGGTTTTGAAAAACTTGTTGCCAGCAATTGACTTTGACCTCGATTTGTTGGTCGTAACGAGTTCAACGACGACTTTCAACAACTTCCACAACGGCAGCAACGCAGCGTTTTCAATGGTCTTTCAACCGGGAAAAATTGCAAACCCTAATGTTGCTTACCAAGTGTTCGGCAACAACCAAAGCAGCACTGCCAACAGGGGAATTGAAGCTTTTTGGGACGATAGAAGCAGTTTGAGCAGAAACAACGGAACTGGTTTCACTGTAACGAGCGGGTCGACTTTTGTTTCGTTGGATATAACTAACGACAAAATTGTTGCAAATACTCAAAATTTGTGGTTTGCGCAATTTGATGCGGACAATGCTACCGCTGCGCTGCGCACGCAAAGTGCAGTAAACGGCAGCGCGCTGTATGGTTCAAATGCTTCTACAACATCCGTCAGTGCGTCAAATGCTAATTTTGATATGCAAATAGGGTCATCCGGTTCATTTCCAAGCGGCGTTCCATTTGTGGGCTACTTGCAAGAGTTGGTTTTTTGGCCGTCCGACCAATCCTCCAACCGCGCCGGCATCCAAACCAACATCAACGACTACTTCTCCATCTACTAATGGGCTACATCATCGTCTTACCACAAACCCCGCTAAACAGCGCGCAACGGGCGGCGGCTATCTCAAGGGAACTGTACTGCATCACCACGCCCGTGGCGGTGCAGCAGCCGTACCAAGCGGACGGCAACGTGTTTGGGGTCATCGCGCATCCGGACGGCGTGCAGCACGCACTGGTGGTGGACTTGGCGTACGTCATCCCCGTTCATCCGCTTGCGACGTTGGAGCGGTTGGTCTCGCTGTTTCCGGAGTTGACGGACACCGAGCGGCTGACGTTGCAGGCGTACATCTTCGCCAACAAGGAGTTCAGGTTCGGCGACATCGTGCCGTCCACTACAACGGTGCGCGACGAGGCTTACATGCAAACACTTGGATGGTTTGGAGATGGCGCTGATTCTTGAAATCCTGTCGTTCCTGAACGGAACGCCGCCGCCGTACTCAAGGACGGCCGACCTGAACGCGGACGGCATTGTGACCGTGGCTGATTTGCTAATCGCATTAACTCTATTCTGATGGCAAAAGTGCAGAAGACAGTGACGCGCATCGAGCGCGATGTGACCCGGCCGGGCGTGCATGCCAAGACGCGGACGAGCAGCAAGAAGGGCGCGCGGAATTACCGCAAGGCGTACCGCGGGCAGGGGAGGTAGTTGAACTTGCGTACATTAGCGACATGGTA